GCAAATAAATTCTGTAGTCGTTTTCTTAATGATGCCATATTTTTTTAATATAAATATAACTAATTAAAGAACCAAGCTGTTTTATAACAACCAAGTTAAATTTTCATCAGTTTGTCCATTATTCCACGACCAACCTGTGTCTTGTCGACGCTGTGTATTAGTATATATAACTGGATCTGTTTTAGTAAAATGTGAAAGAGCTCGCTTATTTAATTCAATTCCATGTTGACGTAATTTAAGTGATGTATCACGAAGCCAAAGACCAATACAAAAAGACATAACAAGATCATCATTATATCCTTGTTGTGCTTGAGCTTTTCCGTTTAACCAAACAAATACAAATAATTCTTGTATTAATCGTTTTGATCTAATTACAGGTGTTCGTTCTCGCATATACATTTCGAGTGCTGAAATCATTAATGGACGAGTACGAGATGTTGTTGATACTCCAGGAACCATTTGTGACTTATCTTTTGTATCATAACCTTTTTTAAGTTGAATATCTATATCAACATAGCCATCGTCTTTGTATGTATAGAATAAATTTTCATAATTTCTGTCAAGTGCCGGTTGTATTGCAGCCCAACCTATATTTGCATTTTCGATTGCTAGAAGTGCGTTGTTCCATTCAGTTGCAACCGTTACAAGCATATTACCAAAATCTTTAGGAGGAAGTTTACCTTTATATTCTGCAACTTGTTTAACATCTTGTACATCAATAACATGAAATGTTGACCAGTCGCCCCCGTCTCCTCGTGCAACGTCAGCTACTACTATATAATCTCGTTCATAGTTAGGATATTCCCAAATCCAATATGCATTATCAAAACCTCGTCGTTCTATAGGTTCTGTGCATTTTTGTTCATATTCTAATAATATAGCGCCATCTACTACAGTATGTCCTGATGAAATAAAATCACAATCACATTCTTGTGCCGCTCCACGTTCTCCTAAAAGTTGAGTTTGTTGATCGCGCCAATCTTGATCTCGTTCTGGGTGTACGGTCCAATGTAGTTTAATTGTATGAAATCCATTTATTTCTTGTTCGGCGTCTGACCATACTGAATGAAACCAATTACCGACACCATTAGGTGTTGATAATACTATTGCGCCACCACCCGTTGATAGTGTTGCTTGTGATGCTATCCATATTTCTTCAATATTTCGTATAAATGCTGCTTCATCTATAATAAGCAATGACAATGCTTCTGAACGTGCACCGGTGGTTGCAGATGATACTGCTTTTATTTGTGAACCATTCTTAAATTTAAGAGATAATTTATTGTCAGCTTCAATTGTTCCTTTCAACCAACTAGGTAAATTGTCGTGCATCACACGTACTTTTGTTACTAAGTTTTTAGCAACTTCTTGTGTTGTTGCAATAACAAGTACATTAAAATCCTGTTTAAACAACATACTCCAAAGAGCAAATCCAGCAGAAAGTGTTGATATACCTAACTGACGTGACTTAAGTATTACGTTATAACGATGATCTCGTAATTCAGTTAATGTATCTTCTTGAAATGGAAATAAATTAAATTTTATTTTTCCTTTTTTAGGATGTTGTATATAACAATATTGCCTCATAAAAAACACAGGATCTTTAGCACACATTGCATATTGTTGCTGAATAATCTGTTTTATGTTGGGTTGAGACATATTATTTTAATATTTCATTTATCAATATTCCAGAACCTAGTGTAGTAAAAATACCTAATCCAAACCAAAGATTTTTACTGTCATACCATTTAGGTTGTAAACGTTTTTCTCGTTGTACATATAAATCTATATTTTTTTGTAGCAATGCAACTTGTTGTTTTTGCAATTCAATTTGTATGGAATCTAAATAAATTATAGATTGTTGTTTTTTAATAATACGTTGTTGCTTTTCAATTATTTCCGTATTTTTATCATCTACTGCCCATAATGAATCAATAGTTGTTGATATGTCTAGTAATTCTTGTTCTGTAAAACACGTATCAGGAATAGTTTGAGTAAAACTAAATACAGGAAATAATAATATAACTAGTAAACGCTTCATTTCTTTTTTCTTTTATTTGTTTTATTCAAAATATTTTGTTTAGCTTGTTTTGTAGATTTAGGTTTTTCTATAACAACATCATCTTTTTTTGTAATTATTGAATCAACTTCATCAATTAAATCTTGAACTTCTTGTTTTGCTTTATCTCTTTGATCTTCAATTACATCAACTTTTCCAGAAATTACGTCAACTTGTTGTTTGTTATCATCAATTTTTTTGTCTGCTTTATCATTTTGTTTGTCATCTACTTTCTTTTTAACTGCAACAGCAATTCCAAAAAATGCTAATACGGCTCCTACTATGATTGCCCAATATTTTTTAATTGTTTTCATCGTTTTCTCCATTTAATCGTTTTAAAAATCTTTCTTTAAATTCTTCAAATCCTTTTTGTACTTTTTCTTCAAACTCCTCCGGAGTCATCTGAGCAGCCCAAGTTTCAGTTTCGCCATCTGCATTTGTTACAAATTTAGATGCTTGTGTATATGTTTGTTTGAGCATTTCAACATCTTTTTCTGCTTGACGTAACCACGCTTCTGCATTTTGTCGGACTCTAGTTTTTTCATATTCTTCATATGTTCCTGCTTTGCGCATTTCATGTTCCCATTCAACCGTACAATCAAAACACATACCATTTAGTTTACGCATTTTTTCATCAATTGATTTTGGATTAAAACATGTACATGAATCTTTACGGCAATTAGGAAATGATCGTATTTCATCTCGTATTTCTTGAAACACTTCTGAATTTTTGGTTTTACGAATTCGGAATCCATCTTTTTGTTCAATAACCCAGATCATTCCAGATGAATCTGTTTCTTCCCAAACGTCTCCAATTTCGTGTCGTTCTGATTTTTTTGCCTGTTCTTTAGCATCAGAAAATCCTACCGACTTTTTTGTTTGAAACTTATGTGTGCCATCAATCATTTGTTGAATGGCTTTGATGTTTTGTAACTTGTTAGATTTTGACATATATTATTTATTATTTGAACTTGATCCTAATTTAGATAATTTCTTATTAGATGTAATTTTGAACATTTTCCAAATATTTGCTTGATCTTCAACTTCGGCATCTTTTAAAGAAATATTTAAAACTTTGATAATTGATTTTAATTTTGCAATATTTCCTTCTTGTTTTTTAAGATATTGTACAAATCGATCTATATCTAAAGCTTCTTTTGTTTCTGGTGAAACTTGTTTTTCTGCTGCAGCATCAGGTGCTGGAGTTTCGCCGGCCGGCGGTGGTGTAGTTGAAGCCGGCGGCGTTTCAGCTGATGCATCTGGGGCTGCAGGTTCTGCTGGTTCTGGTGCATCAGTTTCTGGAGTGGGAGCTGCAGGTTCTGCTGGTTCTGGAGTTGTAGGCTCTGCCGGTTCTGGAGTTGTAGGCTCTGCCGGTTCTGGGGCGTCATCTTTTTTTTCTTGTTCTAGTAAAACTTTAACAATTTTTCTACGAACATATTCTCTAACTAAACGTTCTCTTTGTTCTCTAGTTAAATTTTCTATTTTATCTTTGATAACTCCAGATATTTCTTTTTCTTCTGCATCTTGTCGTTTCTTTAAACGTTTTGCGGCAGTTTTTGGTTCCCATTCTCCATTTTCTAAATCATCATATAAACGATCATCAGCATTGTATTTTACATCATACTTACCATCATCTTGCATCATTTTATCTGTTTTACGCAAAACATTAAGTTGTTTATCTCCAGTAGATTTAGGATTCAAACCGCCTTTTTTATCATCATGAGTATATGATTTAAGGTCTTTACGAGGGGTTGGTTTTTGTGATTTTTCTAAATCTTTTGGTGCTTTGTATTTGCTCTTATGTTTTTCAGCCATTACTTGTCCTATTTTTTCATATAAATATAAATATCACCGTGCGTACTTTAATACCCCTAGTATTTGATTAACTGGTGCAAATGCTCCTGTGAGCTTGTATGTATTGCCCCCATATACAAATACTACGCCTTCAGATGGTACAATTGCTTCAAATCCGCCTAACCGTTGTATACGTTTTAATTCATGTTCTAGCTTTTTAATGCTATTAATATCTTGGGTTGTTTCTAATTCTCTAATTAGATCAGCTAAATCTTTTTTCAATTCCTGTACAGATTGTGATGGATTAGCTGCTAAGAAATTTTCTGCATTACGTAATACAACTGCACCTAACCGTAGAAATATGCTTTCAAATGGTTCCATGTTTTGTTTGTAATACGTTTTAAAATCTTTTTTATCAAATTCAGTTACCCATGCAGAAAATTCTGGATTTGTGATTTGTTTTTTAAGTGCGGCAATGTTTGCGGATTTGTCAAAAAATGCCCATCGATTGATTAATGCTGTTAATATTTCAGCCGGGATGTCATATCCTAAGCCTTGTGCTTTTTCTCGTATTACATCTCCCCACCACGCTTTATGATAGTCAGAAACTAGATCCGTATCTTTCAATTTATATCTAGAACGTAATTGATCTACTTCATTAAAAAATGCAGCTTGTTGATCTTCAAAGTCTGCTAATCTACCAATTTTGATTCGTTGCGGCGGAATAAATGAAAATGTTTTTTGTAAGTGTGCATTTGCATCTTGAATAATTCCTTGCAAGGCTCCTCCTCCAGTTAAGTCTGTTTGCATGGTATTACCTGCTTCATCATATTCAACTAGATTGTGAAATTGTAATACTGCAACATCATATGAAATTACATTTTTAGTTGCAGGATAAATAATTTCCATGTTAGCAAATACTCGTCCATTTTTAAAAATACCATTTAATACGTTCGGATCTACGCGATTAAATGCTTCTGCTAAATCTTCTGCTGCGTTGCCGAATGCATCTGATATAGGACCTCTACCTCCAAACTTGTCCTGTATTTCTTGTACTGACATTGGATTGATTACAGTACCTTTATTTCTAGCAAATCCAATTTGTCCGTTTTTATATGTTACTTGAATATTTTGACCATCAGTTTTTTCAGTTACTGCCGATTCAATGTCTAAATAACCTCCTAATGCTCTAGAAATAATTTCTTTAACATCGCCGAATGAAAGTGCATGATCATCATAAGGATGAGCCATATGTCCTGCTGCCCCACCTTCTTTTATTATTTGAATTGCTTCTGTTAATGGAACTCCAAATATAGTTTTGTCAAAATCTTTAAAATCATATACAAATGGTTTT